TCAACACGCTATGGCATATTACAAGTGTTCTGTATGCGACAAGGATATAATCGGAACGCATAACTATTGTCCTAATTGTGGTGCAAAGATGTCAGAAATCCCGACAAGTCCAGAAAGGAACGGCAAGACAGAAAGTGAGGATAAGGAATGACACAAGAATATATAAAGCAGGTAGCATTAGATACGATTATGGAGCAACAGGCAGAAACAAAAGTAAATACCGATAGAGATAATTTGTTATATCTTATGGGTTTTAATGACGGAGTTATCGAACTTGCTTTGAAATTACGAGATAAAACAGAGGCAGTAAGTGAGGAATAGATATGGCAGATATAAAAACATTATTGGTTTGTATAATTATTTTGTTATTGCTTATTTTTGTTAACACAATCAGAAAGTGAGGAATAAGGAATGACATACGGAAATGGAGAGTTACCCAATGGTGGTTGGATTCCTGTTAGTGAGAGGTTGCCCGAAGATAGAGAATTAGTATTGTTTAGCACAAAGACGGATAGAGTATTTGAGGGTAGATACTTTGATGATAACACAGACCATCAATGGTATGCGTTTCGTGATGAATGTTTTGCATGGAACAATGTTGTCACAGCATGGATGCCATTACCCGAACCATACAAGGCAGAAAGTGAGGATAAATAAATGACAGCAGATGCTATTAGAGATTTATATGAGAAAAACGAAGCATTCAGGGACTATGTAAGGAACTGTATGAAGCATTACGGATGGAGCCTTGAGAAAGCTCTTAGGAACGGGATAGTAAAATCCTATGCCGATTACATCATCGATACTAAGAAGGGCAAGATATGAAGATATGCGCTATGTGTGGGAATATTGCAGACTGCGAACACCATCTGATTTTCGGTATGGGCCTTCGGGAGTTAGCTGATCAGGACGGATTAACGATTCCTTTGTGTAACGATTGTCACACCACAGGTAGGGACAGGATTCACGGCAATGTTGCAGCAGAACGGCTGAGCAAGATGCTCGGTCAGGCACTCTGGGAGTCAAAGTACGGAGACAGGGAACAGTTTAGGGAGAGATACGGAAGGAGTTATCTGTGAGTAAGTTTTGGGCTGAGAGAACAAGAACAAAATGCCCGTTTTACATCGGGGAAAGGGAAAAGTCTATCGTATGTGAAGGGATAGTCTCTAACGAGGTTATCAATAAGTTTGCTACACCTAAAGAGAAGATGAACTACAAAAAGTATCACTGCTATTGCGAAAACGGAGCAGGATGCCCGGTGTACGACCAAAAGTATGCAGAGTATGAAATGAAAGGATGGATAAAGAATGAAAGAATGTGAAGATGCTATAAGCAGAGAAGATGTGATAAAGAGCATTCAAAATAAAGCAAAAAGACTAAAGAACGCAGATACCATTAACGGTTTATGTGGTGCAATATCAATTATTTATGAGATGCCATCTGTTTACCCAAAAGCAAAAGAGGGTAAGTGGGAAGTATTAGACAATATGTGGTGGGTATGTGACCAATGCTTCTGCAAAACACGAATGATGAAAAAATACAACATACCTAATTATTGTCCTGCTTGTGGGGCAGATATGAGGGAAGGAGTGCAGAAATGAGCGATAGAACGTGGTATTTATTCGGAGAGACTTTAAAAGCAGAATTAAAAGATTTGGTAAGGCAACAGCGTTCATGGTATGAAACTGAAAAAGAACTTGCAGAGCAAGGCTTCCATAGTGACGGTCATGAAGACTTTGAAGAAAAAAAAAATACTGGGAAGCTCATTTGGACGGATATTTTGCTTTCTGTAATGATGCAATAGGTCGCATTGATAAATTATACAAAAAATTAGGAATGGATTAAAACATGATGACACCGGAAGAAATTGAAAAGAGTTTAATAAAAGACCAGAAATGGCGAGAGAGTTTCAAGGAAAAGGTTAAGGATGTTGAGTTTATGCAAAAGGTATACGATGAGTTAATTCCAGTATATGAAAACGAAGGGCGAATTGAGGCATATAAAAAGTTTATGGAAATGATGAATTAAGGATAGGCAAAAGTCTATCTTTTTTCCGTTTTTCCCCAAAGAGCAAGACAACACATTAAATGATATACGAAAATTGATACCAGGAGAGTGATTATGGCAAAGAAAAGGCCATCATGGGACGAACTTAAAACAGAATATGTTACTACGGACATTTCCTACAACCAATTAGCAGATAAATACAAGATTAGCAGGAATACTGTTCGTAATCGTGGAGTCCGTGAAAAGTGGTTTGATGCAAAGAAGACATTTGTGTCAGAAAAGGTAGCGAAGACAGCCGAAAAATTCAAAGAGAAAGTATCGGAAGAAAAAGCTAACAAGCTATTTTCCATCGCAGAATCAGCCGACAAGATGGCAGACACTATTCATCGGGTTATGGACGACACGGATCAGTTTTTCCGTCGCACTAACCTGGCAGGAGAAGATATAGTCTCCAAGAAGGCAGACACAAAAGCAATGAAAGAACTTGCTTCAGCTATGAAGGACTTAACATCAGTGCTCAGGAACGTATACAACATACCTACTGAAGCAGAGAGTATATCCCTTCAGATAGCAAGGGAACGGCTTGAGATAGAGAAGAGGAACTCAGAGAGAGAAGAGGACGGTATCACAACGGGTATCGTACTTATTCCACAGGTAATGGATGATGACGAAGAATAATGTCATATGGAAGCCACAACCTAAACAGATGGAATTTATGATGAGACCTGAGTACGAGGCTCTATACGGTGGCGCAGCAGGTGGGGGCAAGTCTGATGCATTACTTGCAGAGGCTATGCGACAGGTAGGTGTAAAGAACTACCGAGGCATTATCTTCCGAGATACAGTGCCACAGCTTGAAGGACTTATCTCACGATCTCATGAGATATACCCCTATGCATACAAGGGAGCCACATACAACGATAACAAGAAGGTGTGGCGATTCCCTTCGGGAGCAAAGATATTCTTCGGATATATGCAAAGGGAAGATGACAAATATAACTATCAGGGAAAAGCATACGACTTTATAGGCTTTGATGAGCTTACGCACTTTACCTATACGCAATATATGTATCTGTTATCCCGTAACAGACCTATGGGCCCAGGTACAAGGGTATATGTCAGATGTACTGCTAACCCTGACGGAAAAGGTTTGGGATGGGTAAAGGACAGATTCATTACACCGGCACCACCACTTACACCGATTAAAGATGACTACAACGTGGTATCCCCTGACGGTAAAGTGATAACTCTCAGCAAGAAGAGGATATTCGTACCATCTACGGTATTTGATAACCAGGAACTGTTGAAAAACGATCCTAACTACCTTGCTACACTTGCAGCATTACCCGAAGCAGAAAGAAATGCCCTTCTGTACGGATCATGGGATTCATTCACAGGTCAGGTATTTACTGAGTGGAAGAACGACCCCGAACACTACGACGACCACAAGTTTACTCACGTGATAAATCCCTTCCTCATTCCTGGCCATTGGAAGATATATCGGGGATACGACTTTGGTTATGCAAAACCTTTCTCAGTCGGATGGTATGCAGTGGATGAGATAGGCAAGATATATCGTATAAAGGAATACTACGGATGTACAGGGCAACCTAACACGGGAGTCTGTTACGATCCTATGAAACAGGCAGCAGAGATAAAGAGGATAGAGTCTGAAGACCCCTTGCTTAAAGGTAGGACGATAACGGGTATAGCAGACCCTGCGATATTTGACGAGTCAAGAGGAGAGTCCATCGCAAGGATGATGGAGAGAAGCCCGAACTTTATATATTTTCAACCGGGAGACCACAAAAGAATCCCCGGTAAGATGCAATTTCACTACAGATTTGCATTCGATAAAGACGGAGACTGTATGTTTCAGGTATTCAATACCTGCAAGAACTTTATCCGAACTATTCCGAATTTAGTCTATTCCTCAAAGCATTTCGAGGATATAGATACAGACATGGAAGATCATATTTACGATGAGTGCAGATATGTACTTATGGAGCACCCGATAGCACCGAGACAGAACGTGCTTGATAAGAGAAGAGTTATATCACAGCCACTTGATATTAAAGCTTCCGATACGACAGAACTGAAGCCGAGAAAACTTATTGTATACAAAGGAGAATGAAATGGCACAGACTAAATCTATTACACCTCTCGAAGACACTGAGAGACAGGTACCTGACATGCCCGTCTCTCAGGATATTTCGCCTGAAAACATGGAGATGCTTAATCGTATAGAGCAGATTCACAACATGGAAGATGAACGGGACGAGCTCAATGCTCATAATCCTGATCATGCTCAGTACGGAGTATCTGAAGGAATGACTCAGATAATCGGCAGAGAAGAGGTCCATAAAGCAAATGAAATCCTTCAGAAATACAAGGAAGGCAAGGCAAACCTTGAGAGAAGGATTATCGACAATGAACAGTGGTGGAAAATGCGACACTGGGAGCAGATAAACAGAAGGGACAACCTTTTCAGTGATGCAGCAGAGAGAAGAGTCAAGAAGCCTTCAAGTGCATGGCTTCAGAACTCTTTAACTAATAAACATGCAGATATCATGGATAACTACCCGGAGCCTTCGGTATTACCGAGAGCCCGTGATGACGAAGAGACTGCAAAGGCCCTGACAGAAATCCTTCCTGTAGTTTTAGAGCAGAACAACTTTGAAGAGACCTATTCGGATGCTGCGTGGTACAAACTGAAGACAGGTACGGGAGCATACGGTGTCTTCTGGAATTCTCAGAAATATAACGGTATGGGAGACATCGATATCAAGAAGGTTGACCTTCTCAATATGTTCTGGGAGCCGGGTATCACGGATATTCAGGACTCAGAGAATGTATTCTTTGTATCCATCATCAGTAATAAGAAGCTTAAACAGGCTTATCCCGATGCAGACCTAACAGTATCGAACAGCCCGACTATAGATGTAGCAAAGTATATCTATGACGACTCAGTAGACACTACAGACATGAGTGCAGTAGTTGACTGGTATTACAAGGTTGATTTACCCGTGGAGCCGATGCCGGGAGTACAGAGCACGAAAACAATAGTGCATTACTGCAAATATTGTAACGGTACAGTGCTTTATGCTTCTGAGAATGACGAACAGTATAGGGAACGAGGATATTATGATCACGGCTTATATCCGTTTGTATTCGATACACTCTTCCCCGAAGAAGGTACCCCGTGTGGATATGGCTTCATAGATATCATGAAGAGTGCTCAGGAATACATAGACCGTATGGAAGATGCGATGCTTGAGAATACTCTGATATCGTCAAGGACCCGATTCTTTATGAGAGAAGACGGTGGTATCAATGAAGATGAGTTTAGAGATACAGAAAACAACCTGATACACGTAGCAGGTAATCTGGGAGAGGACTCTATCAGACAGTTTAATGTATCGCCTTTAAGCTCAGTATACATGAATATGCTTGATAACAAGATAAACGAGCTTAAGGAGACATCGGGAAACAGAGATGTCAACCAGGGAAGCACATCATCAGGTGTAACGGCTGCTTCTGCTATCGCAGCTCTTCAGGAAGCAGGTAGCAAGGGCAGCAGAGATATGAACAAATCATCATACAGGGCATTTACTCTTATCTGTAATCAGATAATCGAGCTTATGCGACAGTTTTACACAGAGCCCCGTATGTTCAGAATAACCGGCACAAGTGGTCAGCAGAACGAGTATGCAACCTTTGACAACTCAGGACTTGCACCACAGCCACAGGGCAGTGACTTCGGTATCGGACTCGGAGAGAGGATGCCTATATTCGATGTAAATGTAGTGCCTCAGAAGAAGAGTGCCTTTACGAAGATGTCAGAGAACGAACTTGCTATTCAATTCTACAACCTGGGATTCTTTGCACCGAACAATGCAGACCAGTCATTAGCATGTCTTGACATGATGATGTTTGACGGTAAAGACAAGATAACCGACAGAATCAAGCAGAATCAGACAATGTTTGAGACTATTCAGATGCTGCAACAGCAGGTAGTACAGTTAGCAGCCATAGTTGATGCACAGAACGGTACAAACATGGCTGCACAGATGATGGGAGCAGCGCAGGGCACCGATGCGATGATAAACAATGTAAACGCAAATGAGAAGGCTGTAGGCATAGATCAGGGATCACGTGGCAGTCAGGCAGAGAAGGCCACAGTAAATGCTCAGAATGTAGCACAGCCTAAATAGGAGAGATGTATGACAGAGATAGAAGCATTATTTGATAACAATGAATTCTATCTAACCATTAAAGGTCATGCAGATTATGCAGAATACGGCAAGGATATTGTATGCAGCTCAGTCAGTATCCTTGCTTTTTCTTTGCAGAAATACCTGGCAGACCATGAAGATGAGTTAGAGAGACTATGTATAGACGGAGACGACGGAGTGATGGTGTTTTCCTGCAAGATAGATGACTACCATAAGCACGATTTAAGACAGGGAATTATGGCTATAGTCGGTGGATTTGAAATTTTATCGAAAAATTATGAAAAAAATGTTCATTTTTCCCCAAAGGGCAATATTTTTGATAAATCGTTTACATAAAATGAGCTTATAAGAGGGCGAAAAAGCCCTGACACTTCGGAAAGGACGATGGTTTATGGATTTATTAAAGTTTAACCTTCAGTTTTTTGGAGAAGGTGGTGGAGACGGTGGCGCAGCCGTAGCCGGTGCTGACTCTTTTGGTGGAGAAGCTGAAGCAACATCAGTAGGGGAGATCGATGCCTCAAAGAAAACAGGTCGCAAATCTAACCCACTCGCTAATGTTAGATATGGAAAGCAGTCACAGGACGACAATGTGACAGACTCTCAGGGTAAAACCCCTGAAACGATGGTAACCACTAAATCATCAGAACAGAAGGCCACAGATTTTGAGAATCTGATTAAGGGTGAGTACAAATCAGAGTTTGATGCCCGTGTACAGAACATCATTAACAAACGGTTTGGAAAGGTCCAGCAGACAGAGGAACAGATGAAGAGCCTTCAACCGGTGCTTGATATGTTATCTCAGAAATATGGAGTAGACAAAGGAGACTTTGATAGTCTCTCAAAGGCTATCCAGGATGATGATGCATATTACGAGGATGAAGCCTTACAGAAAGGCTTATCAGTAAAGCAGCTTAAAGAGATGAAGAAGCTTGAACGTGAGAATGAAAACTTGCGTAAAGCACAGGAAGAAGCAAAAGCCAGAAGAGACGGAGAACAAATCTTCGCTAAATGGATGCAGCAGACAGATGAATTCAATGCTAAATACGGCATGAATATCGACTTCAGAACTGAATCCATGAATCCTGACTTTGTAGCGATCCTCAAGAACGGAAGCTCAGTAGAAGCTGCTTATCGTGCAGTCCACTTTGATGAAATGATGGGTGGAGCAATGTTCAAAACAGCTCAGGCCGTAACCGAAAAGATGGCTAATAACCTTCAGGCTAAGGCTTCAAGACCTGTAGAGAACGGAATTTCCTCAAGAGCAACGGCTACAGTAAAGACAGATGTCAATTCTCTGACCCGAAAGGACAGAGAGGAAATTGAAAGAAGAGTCGCAAGAGGAGAACGAATAAGTTTCTAATCCTCTTGCCATATAAGAGGAAAGGAAAAGATATGGACGCATTAAAGTTTAACCTTCAGTGGTTTACTACAAACAAAACAACGGATTCAGGTCTGTCCGATGAAATGAAGACCTACTACGAGAAGAGACTCATTGATCTTGCAGAGCCTAAGCTCGTACATAATCAGTTTGGAGATAAGTACCCCATTCCCCGTAACGGTGGTAAGACTATCGAATTCAGAAAGTTTGCACCACTCGCAAAGGCAATGACACCTATCTCCGAAGGTGTAACACCTACAGGTAACCAGCTCAATGTATCTGCTATCACAGCAGAAATCTCTCAGTACGGTGATTATATTGAGACATCAGATATCCTTGATCTTACTGCTATCGATAACGTAATCGTGCAGTCAACAAAGATTCTGGGCTCTCAGGCAGGCCGTACACTTGATTCAGTTACAAGAGATGTACTTGCAGGTGGAACAAACGTAATCTATGCCGGTGGCAGAGCTTCAAGAGCTGCACTTACTACAGCAGATACTCTTGTACCTGACCTTTTCAACCAGGCAGCTACAGTGCTTGCAGCACAGAACGCAGATGAAATCGATGACTCATATGTAGCTATCATCCATCCTTATGCAAAGTATGATCTTATCTCATCTTCTGCATGGATCGATGTACATAAGTATGCAGACCCTACAGCTATCTATGACGGAGAAATCGGCAAGCTCGGTAACATCCGTTTCGTAGAGTCTACAGAGGCAAAGATTTGGAAGGATTCTACTTGCCCTACAGATGGCAGTGGTAACCCTCTCGCAGTATTCAGCACACTCGTACTCGGTGCACATGCTTACGGTGTAACAGAGCTTGAGGGTGGTGGACTTGAGCACATTGTAAAGGCTCTTGGATCAGGTGGAACAACAGATCCTCTTAATCAGAGAGCAACAGTAGGTTGGAAGGCAACAGCAGTAGCAGAGAGACTTGTTGAGCAGTACATGGTACGTATTGAGTCACTCTCAGCATATTCTGCAACAGCTTCAGCTAACTAATAAGCAAAGGTAATGGGGTAGTCAGTCGGCTACCCCTTATGCAGAAAGGAATTAAATATGGCAGAGAAGAAAACCACTACAGAGAAGCCCGTTGATGACGGAAGAACAGCACTTGCTAATCCTTACAACGAGGACATGGTAACTATCAAACTCTTCAAAGGTCAGGGAAGATACGCAGAGGATGTATTTGTATCAAGAAACGGATATGCATACATCATTAAGAGAGGCGAAGAGGTTAAGGTACCTAAGGGTATCGCAGAGATCCTTGAGAACATGGAAGAGATGGATAACCTTGCTGCAAAGAGAAAAGAGGAAGCAGCAAAGGCAGCCAAAAAGTTTTAATCAATTAGTGGGAGAACAAAACAGCTCTCCCACTTTTTTCTATAAAGGTATGAAACATGACACTAAATGAAGCAATAGCAAAAATCGACAGTTTGAAACCTAATCAGTACACGTTTGCTGAGAAGGTAGCATGGATATCCGATGTAGACGGAAGGATATACCGGGATTTAATCACAAAGCATGAGAATCCTGAAGAAAAGACCTGGGACGGTCCGTATGATGAAGACTCATCGAGTGCTCTTGTGCTTCTGGCCTATGAGCCCTACACGGACTTATACATCTATTACATGATGGCAATGATAGACCAGTATAACGGGGAATACACAAGATACAGCAATGATATGGAGCAGTTTAATAACTCTTATCAGGCTTTTGCAGATGATTACATAAGAAATTATAAATCAGTCATGGAACATAAATTCCGACTGTAGGAGATATATATGAAGCTCGGAAAGGCAACACCGACAAATCAGAATACCAGTGTGATATCTGAATTCAAGGGATACAACCACAACTATAGGATCGCTGACGGAGAATTCTATGAGATGAAGAATATGTCAGCAGAGTTTTATCCTCTGATGTCGAACAGAGCAAGAAGGGGATTTATCAAGACCTTAACAAATTGTCAGGGTATATCTGCTTCAGACAAGCTGTACTGGGTAGATAATGGCAAGTTTTACTATGACTCTCATGAGATATGCGATGTATCGGCTACAGACAAGCAGTTTGTGGAGATGGGAGCCTATATCTGTATATTCCCTGACAAAATCGCATACAACACGTATGAGGACGAGGTTATAGACCTTGAGCATGAGAATGTATCAGAGGCTAATCCGTCGCTTACCTTATGCAAGATGGATGGAACAGTGTACACAAACGACGACTTGTATGTAGGAGATACTGAGCCCGTAGACAGGACAAAGACCTGGCTTGATACATCATCAGAGCCACCTGTACTTAAGTTTTACTCAGAGAATACATCTCAGTGGGTAGCTATAGCGACTACATATGTCAAGATTTACTCTCCGGGGATAGGGGAAGACTTTAAGGAAGACGATGCAGTCACGATATCGGGATGTGATGTGGAAGACTTTAACACCACGATGATAGTACAGGCCTGCTCAGATGATTATATCGTCGTAATCGGCTTACTCGATGTAGGTACGATGATAAACAGTCAGCAGATGACATTTAAAAGGGCAGTGCCTGATATGGATTATGTCTGCGAGCTTAACAACAGACTGTGGGGATGCTCTTCTGCTAATCATGAGATATACGGAAGCAAACAGGGTGATCCTACAAACTGGAACTACTATGGTGGCCTTGCTTCCGACAGTTATGCTGCAACAGTAGGAACATTCGGAGACTTTACGGGATGCATAGGCTACAGAGGATACGTGCTCTTCTTTAAGGAAACGGGAGTGCACAGACTGTACGGCACAATGCCTTCCAACTTTTCTATGTCATGGACGGAACTCAGGGGAGTGCAGAAGGGATCAGAGAAGAGTCTTGTAAACCTTAATGAGACTCTGTTCTACAAGGCAGATGAAGGAATCATGGTATATGAAGGCTCAATGCCAGTGAATATCTCAGAATATTTCGGCAAAGAGAAATACTATGATGCAGTAGCAGGTCAGGTAAACGAAAAGTATTACGTATCTATGCGTAACAAGGACTATGAGTGGAGTCTGTTCTGCTTTGATACAAACAAGAAGCTCTGGCACAAGGAAGACGAAAAGCAGATATACGGCTTCGGATTCTATTCAGGCAAGTGCTACATGGTAGACAACGAACAGAAGATGTGGTGCTTCCCTATAGAGAGCATGATATCTTATCTGTTCCCTGATATGACGGATGCAGAAGGGGAGTATTACTATCCCGATGAGCTTACACCTGAAGGGGACTACTACTATCCGGGATACATGGTAGAAGGCTTCTATGAAGACGATGTTGAGTGGTTTGTAGAGACGGGAGATATAGGACTTGAGAATCCTTTTAACAAGTATGTAGTACGTCTTGTCATTCGGATGATGCTTGATGAAGGCACAAACATAGCAATACAGATACAGTACGACTCAAACGGTGTGTGGGATGACCTATTCAACATGATCAATGACTATAAGCGCAGTATCAACATTCCCTTAAGGGTAAACAGATGTGACCATTTCAGATTACGGATATCCGGCAAGGGCGATGCAAAGATATATTCAATAACTCAGGCGACTGAGACGGGGAGCGAACTATGATGGACTATGAATTTCCTGACAGGCCCAGGAACTTTGAGGATGTGTACCAATTCCTGACAAGGACTGTTCAGAAGATGAACGAAAACAACAACATTCTGAGAAATGAGAATGAAGAGCTTAAGGAAAGGATAAAAGAGCTGGAAGGAGAGAAGACATGGCAGTAGCAAGGAACTTACAGGAAGAAGCTGTTAAAAATGCCGGACAGGGTACGTATGTATCCGATGCACAGAGACAGGCACAGGCAAAAGTGCAGAGCTATGGGGATAACCCGTATGCAGTATTTCAGGAGTCTGCAAAGACTAAGAATGCATACAACCAACTGCAAAACACTTTAAAAAACAGACCTGAAGACTATACGAGTAATTATACGGATACTATCAACAACCTGCTTGATCAGATAGTAAACCGTAAAGAGTTTTCGTATGACTTTAATGCAGACCCTCTGTATCAGGCATATAAGAATCAGTACACTACAGCCGGTAAACAGGCTATGAAGGACACTGTAGCGCAGACATCAGCCATGACGGGTGGATACGGCAACTCTTATTCTACTACAGCAGGTAGTCAGGCATACCAGGGATATCTTCAGCAGCTTAACGACAGAATCCCCGAAATATATGCACAGGCTCTGAATAAATATCAGATGGAAGGCGAAGAGCTCAGGAATAAGTATAACGTAGTAGGTCAGCAGGAAGACCGTGAGTACGGACAGTGGACTGACAAAATGGATTTCTGGGACAGAGACAGAACATTCGGACTGAATCAGTACAACAGCTTCTGGGATCAGGACATGAGAGAACAGGCATTCAACTCTGATAACTGGAATGAATCAAGAAACTTTGATTACGGAAGGTACCGTGACATAGTAGGCGACGACAGATATTCCTATGAGAATTCATACAAGGCCCTTAAGGATGCTCAGGACTTTGATTATCAACAGGCAAGGGATGCAGTAGGTGACCAGAGATGGCTTGATGAGTTTGCTTATCAACAGGCAAGAGACAAGGTAAAGGATGATCAGTGGGCTATGGAGTTTGCATTGCAGCAGGCAAAGGCAGCAGCTTCAGGTGGAAGAGGTGGAAGCTCTGGCAAGTCAAGTAAGGATGATAAGGCCACACAGTCAAAAGACAATACAACTGCAAACCTTCCGATAGATGTAAGAAATTCTATTCCTGACAAACTTGCACTTGCATTAAGGTCCGGGGAAACAGATTTGTATGATGAGTTAAAGGATATGTATGAGAACGGTTATTCATATAAAGGAAAAACCTACTACATGTCAGATGCAGACCTTGATTATCTGCTGAACTTGCTCGGAAACACTTCAAGCAGTGGATATCCAAAGCTATCACAGGCAGCAAGTGGGTCATCATTTAACAATACATTTTTAACACCTTATGTTCCGATGAAGTAATAAATAGGAGATAGAAAATGGCAAGAAAATTTGAAGATGCAATGAACAGAGTAAGAAATGGAGAGACACGGGGATACGGTGTCTCTTCTTCGTATGATGATGAAGAGGAAAAAAGAAAAGAACGGTCATTTGAGACAGCACTTAAGAAAAGGGGAAGCTTTAATCATTTTAATAACTCTTCTCAGCCTACAACGTATGAAACACCAGGATATGCTGCAAGGAATTATTCTACACCTTCGCTTATGCCTGAATCTACTAACCCGTATGATATAGCACTGGCTTCTGTAACTTTACGCAATGCAACACAGCCACAGAGAGTAACTGCTAACGGCATGAAGGAAACATATGAAAAGTATGGACCTATTACTCAGAGCTCATTGCCGATAATACAGTCTCAGATGGAAGCTGAAGACAATTTTAGAAAAGCAGCAACAAGACAGGAAATGCTTAATAAAAAGCCTGAATATCCTACACTTGTAAATCTTCCTACAGGCAAGGATGATCACTCTTACCTTCCGGGGAATGAGTATAGCAATTATAACAGCATGGACCTTGCTCTTATGAAGGCATATTACGAAAACCATAAGCCGGGAGAACAGGCTGCAATAGATTACGCAGAGAGAATGAATAGTTTTGTGCCCGGAAGTGGCGATGAATGGCTTTCTGCAACTCAGTCTGAAATAGACAGAAAAGATAAAGTTTACGAGGAAACAGGAAAGCTTTGGGATGTATTGCCTCAAGCTCAGTTTAATACACCTGCTTTAAATGCTCAGAATAATTACGATATAGCAAAGGATGAGTGGAATTCAAAGCTTAATGAAATAAACTATGCTATTGATTCAAACTATTACAACTCAGTATATAATGCAGCTGACTTTGACACATTAAAGAATTATAACCCCGAAGCTGCTAAAACAAGTGAAGCACAGCAGATAGCAGCAGCCCTTAATGATGATGCACAGAGAAATGCATTAGACCAGTATAAGTATATAAAACCTGATGAGATAGAAGTATTTAACTACCTTCTTAATAAAGACGGTGATGAAAAAGCTCTTGATTATCTTAGCAAGCTGAATCTTACAGAGAGAAGAACTTCAGCTATTACTGATATTGCAGCTTCAGCAGCACATAAAGATCCTGTTAAAGCTTCAGCAGGAGCTTTGGCTATCGGTGTCTTTAAGGGCATAGGAATTTTAGGTAGTGCAGCAGATTATATCGCAGGAAATGAAATAGATCCTAACGCATGGTACAACCTTCCTTCTAACATTAGAAATGCTGTAGTAGGTCAGGTATCACAAGACATTGAAGCAGCTAACGAAGGATTTATGGGTAAAGTAGGCTCATTCATGTACGGCACAGGTATGAGCATGGGAGACTTTGTTTTAAGTCTTGCTACAGGAAATGAAGCAGCAGCCCTGGCAATAATGGGAGCCGGTGCAGCAAGTGATACTACCATAGAAGCAAAAAAGAGAGGACTTTCAGACGGACAGGCACTTGCAATAGGTGCTATAGCAGGTGCAGCCGAAGTTGTATCTGAAAAGGTATCTATCGAAGCCCTCTTCAATAGTGATGTTAAGGGAGTACAGTACATCCTTAAGAATGCTCTTGCAGAAGGTGGAGAAGAAGTAGAGTCAGACCTTATCAACACAATGGCAGACCTTATCATCAGTGGTGATAAAAATGAAATGAATATGACTGTACAGAACTATATGGCACAGGGATACAGCAAAGAAGAAGCCTTCGGAAAAATGCTCGGAGAACTTGCTATACAGTACGGTATTGATTTTGCAGGTGGTGCTATTTCGGGTGCAGCAATGGGTGCAGTAGGATCACAGGCAAACTACTTCTATGAGAATAAAGCAGGTGCAACACTTAATAATGATGAGACAGCAGTAAATGATATCGTAAATCTTGGCCTTAAGAGTGAAAATCAGGCTACAGTAGACCTTGCAAACAAAGTAGCAAACGGACAAGCTGAGAATTACGAACTCGGAAGACTGTATGCTGAAGTAAACAAGGAAAATAATATCACCGGCAAGGTAGTTGATTACTTAATGGAGAACGGTGAAACCCAGGGAAGAGCAGAAGAAGCTGCCTATGTAATAAATAAATACATGACAGCAGATATATCTGAAAATGGTCAGAGCAACCTGACAGCAAAAGAACAGGCCATTTTAAATAAACCTGTAGTACAGGATGCAATGAATACAGTATTTACTGACGATTATCAGAAATATGCAGATAACCTCAGAACGGCAGATGATGCCTATAGTCGTGCACTTGAAATGGCAAGGAATAACGCAAGGCCTACAAGATCAGGAGTAGACCTTAGTAACGTGCGCTCTATTCTTGGAAATAACAGAAGTGAAAGCACAATAAATGTAAAAGACAATGAGATTAAAACAGACAATACTGTTGAAACAAATACCCCTTCTGTAAATGTCGTTTCTGAAAAGACAAAATATCAGCCTAAACTCTCGGAGATGAAGACAAGGGCAGATGCTGTAAATGAGTATAACAATAGTCATGTACAAGCCACTACATCCGATATCGCTTCAACTCAGCTTACTGAAGACGGACTTAAGGTAACACTTAACAACGGGCAAACGGTAGATGCAGACCAAATAGCAGACACAAATACAAGCAACCTTCTTGGTATAGCATACAGAAATATTGCAGACGAACAGGGCATTAACGACTTTATTCAGGATTATAACAAGAACTGTTCGGTAAATGCCTATATGAATGCTGCCTTTTTAATGATAAATGCAGGTAAAAATGGCGCAGACATAAAAACAGCTTCGGATAGAGTTGCAAAAGAATTTGCTTACGAAGTAAAGCAAGGATATATTACTCAGAAATTCTTGAATGATATGTATACAGCAGGTGTAAATGAGCTCAAGGGTATTCAAAAAGGAATGAACTCTAAAACTCAGATGGATCCTGTAAATATGCTTTTTGGTGAGCTTGGAATAAAAACTGAGGAAGCAGATATAAATGAAAGAGGAAGCTATAACTCTAAAACAAATGTAATTACTTTTGGTAAAAAAGGTACAAGTAGCCGTATTGATACGGCCGGACACGAAGGAGAACATTTTATCGAAAAATATGCTCCTGAAATTCATAAAGAACTAAGAGATATAGTGCTTCAGAGTTTCAAAGATAACACTAATGTAAGCAATAAAAAATATAAGAATTTTTATGAGGAAAGATTTGCTGCATTATTAGAACAGTATAAAGATAAATACGAGAATAATGAAAAGTTAACTGAAAAAATACATTCAGAAATGACAGCAAGATCTATGGAAGAAATGCTCTATGACGAAGATGTTATTAAGGACATCTGTGAGAAAGATACTTCCCTTGCAGAGAAGATTTATAATGCTATCGTTAAAGCTCTTAAAGAATTAAGGAATATTTTTCATGGTCATATCGGAACAGAGGAAAGCCAAGCTCTTGCACAAGATATTGAAGCACTTGAAAGGGCGAAGAAACTTTATGCTAAAGGCATTAAGGAAGCTTCTGAAAACGCTAAAAAAACCAATGCAAAAAATACTGTTTCTTCAAAAGCAAACACAATTAATAATGAGAATATTAAAGAAAATTCTTCTAACGATACTATTGCTGAAGATGAAATGTATTCTTTAAATGATAAAGAAGAATTAACAGATTTGTTTGAAAGAATAAAAGCAAGAGATGAAAAGGATATTAATTACAGATCAAGTTATTCTATCGGTAATCTTCCTGAGATTTATAAAGATGTTTTGGATTTAGAGTTATTAAATCTTGTAGTACCTGCTGGTCATATTTACTTTAATCTTGTTTCACAAGAAGAAGCAGATAATAGTAATGTGGATTATGACCCAGATAATACCCATTTCCATAAAATAAAACCATATAGAATGGCAGAGTTAATACATAAATTAGCTGATCCTAAAGCGTTTTATATTGATATCAATAATAATAAAGAATATAAAAAACCGAGAATGCTAATCAGATTAACAGATAAGTGGTTTGCTGCAATGGAACTATACTCAAATAATACTACTGCAGATGGTTCAGACCGTTTAAATCATGCAACTATAACAGTTTTTGACCCTAAAGATGTAAAGAAATATTTAAGGAATTATGAAGATAATGTTTTGTATGAAAAAGAGAATCATTCTCAGACAGAGGCTGCCAATACGTACCCGTACGGGAGCGTGAAATCGAATGATTCTCTAATTAAGGATAATATAGCAAAATTTAAGAATATTATCAAGGAATATTTAGAAGAAACTCAAAAAAATACAAAAAAAGTTAAAAGAGATAACGAAGGAAAAATATTATCAAAAGAACAGGTGCAATACTTTAAGGATTCTGTTGTAAGAGACGAAGAAGGAAATCTTTTGAGAATGTATCACGGAACACCAAACGGGGATTTTACAGTCTTTAAGGGTGGATCATATTTCACAGATATGTCTTGGTATGCAGATATCTATCAGGGACAGGGAGCAAGTATGCTCTCATATAAGAAAAATGCAGATAATCCTAAGACATATGCTGTGTATCTTAATATCACAAAACCGTTTGATACAAGGCTCCCAGAGGTTAAGAAAATATGGGACGAGCAATTCTACAGACAGTGGGGAACAGGAACACCCCTTCAGGAGAACGGCCTTCCTGACTGGACAGACGCAGAGGATATTCTTGAATTTATCGAAGAAAACGACCTTGATTATGACGGAATTATAGTAGATGAAGGTGGTATCCCAGATGAAAAAGGTGGAGTAAAGAGCAGAGGTAATTCATGGATACCTGTAAACGGAAGAGAGCAGGTTAAAGCTGTAGATAATCTTAATCCTACAGATGATGAAGATATTCGTTTTTCTTTAAACGAGCCTGTAGAGGTAACTAAGGACCTTATTGCTGTACATAACCTTGATGAAGACAAACTACTTAAGGCTTTTGAACTTGGTGGATTTGCAATGCCTTCTATCGCTGTGGTAAAAGCTAAAGAAGGCCATACAATGTATGGAGATTATAGTGCTGTATTTAACAGAGACACTATTGACCCTAAAAAATCAAAATTGAATAAGATTTACGGATCAGATGCCTATACTCCAACAACACCACAGGTTGATTACTTAGTAGATTCTAAAAAGAATCAGCAGCTTATCAATACTTTAAAAGATTTATCTAATAAGGTGGATGATTATTTTGCGCATGATATAAGGACTTTCTCTTCATTTGCGTATGAAGGAGAAAGCCGGTTATCTTATGATGAAATACTTAAGAAAGCCTTAGATAGTAAAGGCATGAAGGCTGCATATCTTGAGTCTATCGGGGAACATGTAAATCCAGTACAGGAAGAAGTTGAAGAAACTTTATCTTTTGATGGAAAAGAAGATTTTTACAAGAAAATACTTGATACATATTCAAAAGAGAGAAGAAGCGACCTTCATGAACTCACAGGTCAAGAGTATATGGATAAATACACTCTTGATGATATTAAGGAAGCAGTTGAGAAAAATATAGGAAAGAAATTCCCCGAGAATAGCAAGTTTGCTAAAGATGTGGTTAGAAGAAATTTCTTTAACTTAAGAGATTATGATAGCTATATTAAAGGCGAACTTAAGCCAAAAAAATGGATGTCGATTAACGCAGAGATGACTAACAAGGCCATTGATGAAAAGGTTGATAAAACTGAGTACAAGAAATGGCTTGAGAGTATTCTTGATGGCATTATTAGTGGGGCTGGTATACACAACGGAACTGAAACCTTTACATATGCTGGAAATCGTAGGGGATTCTGGCAGACTCACAACAAGTATACTCTTGATAACCTTGTGGCTGCTATGAAGAAGCTTCAGAGTGCAAGGGGTGAAAGAGCTTCCATGACATTAGCTCAAGGTCTTCAGTCTGTCGTATCGCCAGAATTTAAAAGTATTACTGATTTAAAAAAGAATACTAAAAATCTCGGACAGAAAGATAAGGCAGAATATGATGCTATATTAAAGGACATAAATGATAGAATCAGAGAAATTACTGCATATATTTATGAAAATAGTAATATTAGCAGATATGTCAGTGGTGACGACTTAATTGACAAAGCAATACTCAATTCAATTAAGACAAAGAGTGTTGAACAGGTTATTAAGAACTTTGAAAAAGAAAACCTTGTTATATCTGAAGAGATGGCACAGAAGTTGCTTGATATCATTGAAGATGTCAGAAATATTCCTACAGGATATTTTGAAGCTAAGCCAAACAGAGCAGTTGGTTTTGATGAAATAGCTTACATGGTAATTCCTGATGATGCACCACAGGAAATCATTGATAAGCTTAATGAGAATAACATTCCTTATGAAGAATATAAGGCAATGGATAAGCAGGACCGTATAGATAAGCTTAACAGTCATAATGATGTAAGGTTTGCTTTTGATGATCCCTTAGCAGATGCCTGGGACGATGTTTTTTCAGAGTCAGAGGAAGAAAAAGCAGCTTCTGGGGAAATATCAAAGAATACTGCAAATATCCTTGAAGAAGGGTTTGGTGTACTTAAGAGCTTAAAAGATGCAGGTAAAACAACGATATCTCATAATAAGGCAACACAAATTGCAAAGAGATATATCGACAAGTACGACAGTGCGACGGGAATAGACAAACTTGCAAGTAATATCGAGTCGGTGTTTGCTTATATTTCAGAGAATGATGTTAAATATGATGATATGCTCAGAGTGATGAGAGATGTCACAATGCCCGTAGTTGAAAATATGAAAGGAGACGAATATCTCACACAGGAGTATAAAGATTTTGTTAAAACTCTTAAGAACACATCTGTAAGCCTTGACGAGTCACAGAAGAGAGAAATCGTATATGCATACGGATCAATGACAAACTTCAGGAGAGCAGTTGCAGGAAGATTCAATATAAAGGAAGATGCCCCTAACATTGATTCAGTATGGCAGGATATTGTTGAAGAGTCAGGATATAGACTTGCAGAAGACGAAAATTCTAATACTCAGGCGATAGCACTTGTTGAGTGCCTTGACCAGATGAAAGAGGACAAGGGTGCTAATGAACTTAACAAGATGACTGCTAATCAGCTTGCGCTTGATATGGCTCTTAATATTTATACAGACTATTTCAAAGAAATGTCACAGTCTACGGCAAAGGCAAACGAAATAGAAGTTGCAAGACGACTTGCTCATGTAAAGGATGCGCTTAGGGACAGCGTAAATAAGTACGAAGAAGCTGTAGACAAGATGTACAAGAAGATGCTTGCTGATACAAAGGCTCAGGCACAGGCAGAGATAGACAGACTTACTCAGGAGCTGAGAGAACTTAACAATATCGATACATATAACAGGTCCATCGATACAGACAAGAGAATCGTACAGCTCAAGAGACAGATAGACAGACTCAAACAGCAGCAGGAAGAAGACAGAGTATATCGCAAAACATCCCGTCAGAAGGCAAGGGAAAACCGTGAAAACTCAAGGATGAGAAATGCTATAAAGAGCATAGTAAAGGATTTATCTTCACGGCTTGCTAATCCTAACAAGAATCGGTATGTACCTGAAGATTTAGTACAGGCTACCATCGATATGCTTGAGAGTATCAACCTTGATACAAAGGAAGGCAACTTAATCAAGGAAAAGGTACAGAAGGTCAAGGATGCATATGAGAGACTCGGAAAGTCAACCAATGAGAGCGATGCTTCCGACGACTATGATCCTGCACTTTACAACATGATTACCCGTCTCAAAGAGATATTTGACAAGGGCAAGAGTGTACGGAGACTCTCACAGAGCGAACTTGAGGATGTGCTGACTATTGCAAAGGCTATTCAGACTCAGGTAAAGAATGCTAATGAGCTGATTAAGTCAGAAATAGCACAGAAGATAGACGAGACAGCCAGGGGAGTTATCGAGGATGTCAGGGCAAATAAAGAAATCGGAAACGGATGGCTGGAAGACAAGGTTAACAGAGGAGTAAATACTGTACTTGATCCTCGAAGATTTTTAAACAGACTTGTCGGATATAACGAAGATTCTAAGATGATGCAGCTCTTTGATGAACTCAATGAAGGTCAGCATAAGATGATGCAGATTCAGATGGAGACTTCTGAGATCTTCAATGGCATACTTGAGAATGAAACAGAAGCAAGGAAACTTACAGGGGAAAATGAGGAAGACTGGGTAGAAACACCGTTTAAGGATAAAAAAGGAAATCCCCTTAAGATTCCGGCAGGTATGAGACTCTCACTTGCTATGCACATGCTTAATGAGGACAACTTAAGGCACATCATATATGGTGGACTTACAGTGCCTGATATGAAACTGTATAACCAGGGAAGAAAAGCAGAAGCATACAAAAAGGCTCAGGCTGAAATCAGGTTAATAGACGATAATACAAGGCTGAAACTCTATGAAATGAGAGATAAAGCCAACGAACTGAATGATGAAAAGTATACTAACCAGGAGAGAGAAGATGCGTGGGCTAAATACAGGGATACTGTAAAGAAAGCAGAGGATCAGGCAAAAGCAAAGCTTCAGTCTATAGTAGACGGTATGACGGATTATGAGAGGCAATTCCTTGAATATGCAAAAGAGTATTTCTGGAACTATTCAGGAAAGCAAATCAATGAAACGTCGATGGCTCTTAACGGTTACATGAAAGCTACAGTTGAGAATTATTTCCCGATAGCTACAGATACGAACTATTCAAAGAGAGATATCGAAGGACTGAAGCTTGACCAGACTCTTGAAGGATGGGGTAACCTTAAATCGAGAGTACATGCTAAAAATCCTATATTCCTTGAAAACATTGTAGATGTTATTTCAAAACATAGCGATATGATGTCAAAGTATGCAGGATTTGCTATTCCGATTAGGAACTTTAACAAGGTTTATAATTATAACCTTAGAGATAATGGGTCCTATAAAGATTCTGTTAAGAATGCAATAAACTCTCAGAGAGGAATTGCAGCAACAGAGTACATTGAAAATTTATTGACGGATTTACAGGGCAGCAGAAAAGGCTCCTTCGGTGAGATAGGCAAATCACTTGATAAACTGCGTGGTAACTTTGCTGCTGCAACACTTACAGCTAACCTGGGTGTAGCAATTAAACAGGCTGCTTCTATATATACAGCAGCAGATGTACTCGGACACGATGCCATAGCTCATGTTACAGCCGGAACAAATGCTGCAAAGCACTTTTGGAAATCATTTACACATGTACACAAGCTTGATAATTATATTGTTAAGCAGATGGAAGAGATTAAGAAATACTCTCCTCTTGTATGGTACAGAAACCAGGGTAATTCAACTCAGGAACTGAAAGACCTTAAAAACAAGAAAACCGTACTTGATAAATTCGCTCCCACAAGATTTGTAAAAGATTTGACGGGTAACTGGATTCAGAATATTGATACAGCTACAGTCACAACATTATGGGAAGCTGCAAAGTACAGAATATCAAAGGACACAGACCTTGAGTACGGAAGCGAAGAATATTTCAGAGAGGTTGCAAAGATATTTAACAAGGCTGTAGAACAGACCCAGCCGAACTACACAACATTGCAGAGACCTGATATTCTCCGTAATCCTAACGAGTTAGTTAAAAACGTAATAATGTTTGCAACTCAGCCCCTTCAGAACTTAGGTATATGCGTTGATTCTACTGCTAATTATATGGCAAAGTATGAAGCCTATAAAAATAATCAGACAGAAGAGAACAAGGCAAAGCTTGATATTGCAGGAAAACGACTTGCAAGGTCATTGTCAGCAGTGGCTGTATCAATGTTAGTATTCTCCTTAATGCAGATGGTTGCAAAAGGAATCAGACATAAGGTGGATGACTACAGAGATGAAAACGGAGAATTAACATTCGAGTCTGTATTAAGTCAGATAATGAGAGACTTCGGATCATCAGCCTTCGGTATGGTACCTTTAGGATCAGAAATATACGATGCACTTGTAGCAAGGCTGACAGGTGGCAAGTATTACGGATTTGAAGTATCTACTATTAAGATGGTTACAGATTTTTTTGAAAGTGCCGTAAACCTGTTTGATGCAACAACTGACTTTATGTTTAAAGGAGAGGCTGAAAAACTCGGAAAGAGCATAAAGAACTTTGTATTTAATACAGCAAGTATGGCAGGAATACCCGTTAAGAATCTGTATAATCTTGGAAACGGAGTTGTTCTCTTCGGACAGGATTTTAAAAAGCTGATAAACGGAGAGCCCTGGTTTTTCGAGTCAGGCTATACCCGAAGCAATACAGTTAATCAGAACAGACTGTACGAAGCGATGATATCCGGCGACAATGATAAGTTTGACGATGTTTATGCAGAAATGCTTCAGAACGGACTCACACCTGACAAGATATACGGTGGATCAGGCAGTGCAGGACTCATGGTTAAGGATGATTTGCTTAATGGTAACATTGATGTAAATACAGCAGTAGATTACCTTGAGAAACTTGGTGCAGAAGATGCTTCCGAAAAGGTGACTGAATGGGTTAAGGATGATACAAAAGAAAAGTTTGAAGCAGGTACCATTGATGAAGAAGAAGCAGAAGAAGCTCTGATGGAAGCAGGTATGGGAGCAAACGATGCTCATTTCAAAGTACAGGAATGGGAGACGGGAAGCAAATCTGCATATATTGATGTAAATAATGCGATATCATCAGGGGACCCTGAGGCCATAGTAAAAGCAGTAAATGAAATGCTTGAATACGGATATACAAAAGACCGACTCAAAGGTTATAGTGGTATATCAGAGAATTTCAAAGAGCAGTACATCGACCTGTACCACACCAACAAGACCGAAGCTGCTTCCTTAAAGAGTGCTATCCTGACATATTATCAGGCATGTGGCATGAGCAGAGAAGATGCTGCAAAGAAAGTAGACAAGTGGGTAGAATAAAAAAATATTCATTTTTCCCCAAAGGGCAATACTTATGTGTTGCCCTTTTTGTATTGTATAGGAAAAGGAGCGATTTATGACTAACGATGTAATAGAGCATATAACTCTTGAGCTTAAAAGAGAAAAATATAAGCATACGATATCTGCGAAGAAGAATGATACTAACGTGAGAAGGGTACAGGCCATCATCACGGATAACGGAGCTATAGTAGAGCTTGACTTGGTGGCATTGGCAGTAGTAAAGGCCATTAAGCCTGATGGTACCAGGATATATAACGACTGTGCGATAAGTGGTAACACCATTTGGTTTACCATGACACAGCAGATGTTAGCTGCGCCCGGAGACGTGACATGTGAAATAGAAATCACATGGGCTGATATGACAGTGGTATCTACACCGACATTTACTGTTCATGTATATGACACACTTAATACAGGAGTAGAGTCTACAAACGAGTATAACGGTATTATTCAGGCACTTGCCAGGGCAGAGAGCGCAGAAACAACTGCGACAAACAAAGCAGGAGAAGCAACAAGTAGTGCTACGGCTTCAGGAAATAGCGCACTTGTATCTGAAGGATACGCAACAGGCACTCAGGACGGTGTACCCGTAGGCTCAGGAACTTATTATCACAACAATGCTAAGTATTACAGTGAACAAGCAGAAGCTTCAGCAACAGAGGTTAGGAGCTATGCTTATTCAAAATCTGAGATAGATGATTTGCTCGGTGCGATGGATACAGAGATAGACGGTAAGCAGGATGCGTTAACAGCAGGAACTAATATAACGATAGATGAGAACAATGAAATTTCCTCAGAGACAACAGGGACTCTTGACGGAGAAAGACTAATTTTAATTTAGGAGATTTTACATGGCAGATGTATCACAGTTAACAGTAAGCATAAGTGGAGTAAGCACAACACTTAACATTAAGGATGCCGAAGCAAGAAGACTTATCGAAACTCTGGGAGATGCGATGACTTGGCTGGGTGTAACTACTACAGCTTTGACAGATGGCTCTACTACAAACCCTATAACAATTAATTCGGAGTCAGTAACAGCAACTCAGGGTAACGTAGTACAGTACGACGGAGAAGAATTCGCATGGGATGGAAGCGAATGGCAGTCTCTCGGTAAAAACAATTTCGGTGCGTTAGCATTCAAGTCAAGCGCAAGTGGAAGCTATACCCCTACAGGAAGCGTAACAGTCACTCACGGATCAGATACTACAGCTACAGTAAATTCAATTACAGCAGTAGGTACTCTCCCTTCATTTAGTTTGTCAGGCGAGACACTTATATTTAATGCAGGTACCCTTCCTACAAAGGGCTCAAACCAGACAGTAGTAACAGCAAGTGGTGTAGATACAGCTTCCTTCTCAGGAAACGCAGCAACTATTACGGTATCTTAAGAGGTAGATATGGCAGATATAAGCGCAATTACAGTAGGTAGTGATACATACAATATAAAAGATGCTACAGCCAGGTCAGGACTTGCAGGTAAACAGGATACGTTAACAGCCGGTACGGGTATAAGCATAGTAAGCAATGTTATCAGTGCTACGGGTGGTGGTAGTGGTACATGGTCATCGGCAGTGTCAAAAGCTGTAGGCTCTACATCGGTAACGATAAGCGATCCTGCGATAGCAACAACATCGGCTATAGATATTTACAGTCAGAATACAAGTGGCACACCGATAAGCCTTAGTACAGTGGTAGCAACTACGGGCCAGGTAGTAGTAAGTTTTGATGCGTTAACAGAAGCAACAAGCTTCAAAGCACATATATTTAATTAGGAGTGAAATATGGCAGCTTCAAAAGATTATAACAGAGTTAACTGGGCAGCATTTCCTTCTCTGTCTACTCCGTTAACAGCAAATAATTTGAATAAGATGGATGAAGGTATAGACAATCTCGATAATAGAGTAGTCGGACTCTTAAACAGAATGGATACAGCAGAGACTAATATCTCAAGTCAGGGTAGCTCGATAACATCTCTTACAACATTGTTAAATAAATTATTGGTGTTTACAGAGCCAGTTGAATGTGAGATAGGCGACGAAACGTGTACTATCGAAGACGAAGCAATTCTGACGACATCCATCATCGATGTATACTCAGAAAATGACAGTGGTACACCGATTAACATTGAAAGCGTAGTGGTAACCAGAGGCCAGGCAGTGCTGACATTTGGTGCACTTGAGGAAACAACAAATATTAAGTTGCATATTATGAATTAAAGGAGAGTGATGATATGGCTTATATAAGGAGTGGTGGTGGCGACAGGTGTCCAATTGAAACTGTATCTATGTGTTATGCAGCTGGATTTAGAATAGGAATATGTAATAAAAATGGTACAAAATTTGGAAATGCTCCAGCTAGTGCTAGTTCTTATTTAAATGACAATACCGAAAGCATATTAAGTGTAAATACGGAATTATCATATGGAAACGGTTTTATTGCTAAAAAATCAGGTTATTTTGCATATTGTAAAATCAATAATAATGGTACTTTTGACGATACATACTTTTCAAGTCCTTTCTATGTTGAAGCTGGTAATAAAATATGCAAGGAAACTAAAGGATATACTATAATCTTTACATTTTATTTAGGAGAGACCAATCCTAATGAATAAAGAATGAGAGGAACAGATACGGAACATTGCTATACCATTATATTTTTATAGTTTAAAGAAAAACCTTTTCAAAATATTATATAGTCTTGTTCATCATAATGGCTTTTCAACGAAATCGAAAAAAATTTTATTTTTAGTACCCCGAAGGGCAAAAACCCTTTGGGGTATTTTTTGTATGCTTAATAAAAAGGAAAGGATGAAGAACATGTGGGTAGAGTATAACCCGTCTCCGACAGGGAGAAGAGTCGGGGACTGTGCAGTCAGGGCAATAGCAAAGGCCCTGGATACAGACTGGGAGAGAGCATACATTAAATTGTGCGTTGCAGGATTCGGCATGGGAGATATGCCTTCCTCAGACAGTGTGTGGGGCTCAGTGCTACGGCAGAACGGATTCTATAAAGCAGCTATAGACAATGACTGCAAGGACTGTTATACGGCAGATGACTTTTGCAAGGAACACTGGGAAGGGACATACGTACTCGGCTTTGGTGGTCATGTAGCGACAGTGGTAGACGGAGATTTGTATGATTCATGGGACAGTAGCAATGAGATCCCGATTTACGTTTGGTATCGAAAGGAGAATGAATAATGTTTGGAAACTTTAACGGAATGATACAGATGTGTCAGCAGATGATGAACAGTGGAAACCCTGCACAGTTTATCTCACAGAGATTCGGTGTGGATATCCCACAGGGTATGAATAATCCTAACGATATCATACAGCACTTTGTAAATAACGGGAGATTCTCTCAGCAACAGGTAAATCAGATGATGAACATGAGAAATAATCCTATGTTGCAGCAGTTTTTCGGAAGACGATATTAAAGCAAGTGTACATAGCTTTGATATAAACCGGCTATTCATAGGGGATAGTCGCTAACCTTAAAAAATTAAAGGAGAAAAATTATGGTAGACGAAAACGGTATTAACTTATCAATGCCCGTAGCACCTGCTTATGGCATGGGTGGTGGCAATGGATTCGGCTTCGGTAATGACTGGGGATGGATCATATTGCTCTTACTCTTTGCCGGTGGTGGTGGATACGGCTTCGGTGGTGGATTCGGAGCAGACGGTGTATACCCCTGGCTGAATAACTCACAGAACATTAACAGTGGCTTCAGAGATCAGATGGTAAATGAGAATATCATGGGTATCCGTGACGGTATCTCAGGTATTAACACACAGCTTTGTGGTGGATTTGCAGGTGTGAATGCTGCTATTGCAAACGGCTTCGCACAGTCTGAAATCGCTGAGAACGGCAGACAGATGGCTAACATGAATCAGATGTTCGGCATTCAGTCATCGCTTCAGAACTGCTGCTGCGAAAACAGAGCAAACATTGCAGACCTTAAGTACACTGTAGCCCAGGAGAACTGTGCCGACAGACAGGCACTCTCAGACGGTATCAGGGATATCATCGCTTCTCAGACAGCAGGATTCCAGAGCATAAAGGATCAGATGTGCGCTGACAAGATAGAGCAGAAGAACGATACTATAAGTCAGCTTCGCTCAGAGCTTCTCTATGCAAGGGGACAGGCTTCTCAGGATGTGCAGACAGCTTCTATCCAGGCAGGTCAGAGACTGCTTGCTAACGAGATAGAGCAGATAGTCTCTCCGAGACCTATTCCGGCCTATATCGTAGCTAATCCTAACACCGGGACAGTTACATTATAAGTGAGGTGATTTATATGCATAAATTACATGAACTTAAAGAGAAACTGGTTAAGGAACTTGAGAACTACTCTGAAAAGCAGAGAATCACAAGGGAAGATGTGGAGACGATTAAATACCTGGCAAGTGCCATTGATCATATCTGTAATGTAGTGGATGGGTCAGGCATGTCATTCAGGAACAGTTACGAGTCGTCAAATAACGGATCATACGATTCATACTCAAGAGATTATTCAAGAAAACGGGACTCAATGGGAAGATACAGCAGGGCAGAAGATGATTTTCGCACTGAGCTTCAGAATCTAATGAAGGATGCACCTACAGAGCAGATGAGACAAAGGATGCAGAATCTTATGAATGAACTGTAAAAAGTTTTCATAATTCCCCAAAGGGCAATACTTATGTGTTGCCCTTAATTTAATATGAAGGTAACCATTGAAAGGAGACATGTTATGACGGAAACAATAATTGTGGCCGGAATATCATTATTTGGAACTCTTGCAGGTACCTTTGGTGGAATATTGACAAGCAATAAACTCACGGGGTATCGGATAGAGCAGCTTGAAAAGAAGGTTGAAAAACATAACAACCTTGTTGAGAGAGTTTTTCGTCTTGAGGACCAGGACAGACTTTTAGATGAAAAAATCAATAATGCAAACGGCAGGATAGATATTTTAGAGAGAGGAGCATGATATTAAAGGGACTTTATGCAGGAAGAATGGAAAGATATAAAAGGTTTTGAAGGGCTATATAGGGTAAGCAATACTGGTATTGTAAAAGCACTTGAAAGAAAAGTGATGAACAATGGTGGTTTGCAGAAAAAACACGAAAAAATACTTAAACCAGGAAAATCAAGGGAATATCTTACAGTTTTTTTGTGCAAAGAAGGAAAGGTTTATCCTCGTGTCGTACATAGATTAGTCGCAGAAGCTTTTGTACCTAACCCTAATAATAAACCTTTTGTGGATCATATAGATACTAACCCACAAAATAATAATGCTGAAAATTTGAAATGGGTAACACAAAAAGAAAACTGCTTAAACCCTTTAACAAGAAAACATAATTCAGAGTCTAAAAAAGGACATAAATGTTATTTAGCTCATCATACAAATGAAACAAAAAAGAGAATTTCGGAAAAACTTACAGGTAGGATTTTTTCTGAAGAGCATAGAAAAAAATTAAGTGAATCACACAAAAGAAAGGAAGATTAATATGAGAATGAGTGAAAAAGTGTACGACTGTTTAAAATGGATCGCACAGGTTTTTTTACCTGCATTTACTACATTCCTTGGAGTAGTGCTGAAATGCTTTAATGTACCACACACAGATGTAATTCTTACAATTTTAGTCGCATTTGATACATTCCTTGGAGCAATTCTTGGGATATCATCAAAAAACTATTACAACACAAAAGGGGATGAATAATTATGGCATTTACAAATTCACCTCTTGCAGTATGTACTGCTTTGAGCCCAAACTATACAAAAGGTCGTAATGGGAAAACTATTGATACTATTACTCTTCATGTGTATGTGGGCCAGATAGGACTGGCTCAGGCAAAAGCTTCATTCATGGACCCCAAACGAGGAGCTTCGTCTAATTATGTGATAACAAAGGACGGAGAAATCGTTCTTAAAGTAGAAGAAAAGAATAGGTCGTGGTGTACTGGTGGTGCTGGTAAGAAAGGAATATATTATCCAGTATTAGGTACAACTCTTAATGAGACAGGAAGCTCAAATGATTACCATGCAGTAACCGTAGAAATAGCATCAGATACCAAAGCACCGTACAGAATAACGGATAAAGCATTGCAGGCTGCAATAAAGTTATGTGCAGATATTGCAAAGAGAAATAATATGGGAGAACTTAAATTTTTAGATTCTCCGAAACTAATCGGCCATCCTGATAAACAGAATATGACAATGCATAGATGGTTTGATGTAAACAAGAAAGGCTATTTAAGGTCATGTCCTGGAGATTATCTTAAAGGTAAACTTGCATTTATAGCAGCCGAAGCAAATAAAATAAATTCTGGTGGATCACCAACACCGACTCCGACACCTACTCCGAGTGGTTTGCCCGATGAGAATACAATTATACTCGGCAAATATTTCTATACAAGCCCGGCAGATAAAGCAAAAGTAGATATGGGTTATGTATTTAATCCTGTTTATTATGCTAATCATTGGGGAGACCTCAAGGCAGCATTCGGATATGACGATAAGAAGCTTTTTGAACATTTCTGCAATTATGGCATGTTTGAAGGTAAAGAGAAGGAAGGCAGACAAGCCAATGCAATATTTAACCCTGTAGTTTATAGAAAGAATTATCCTGCGCTTATAAAAGAGTACGGAACAAAGGTTTCAGATAACCCGAAATACTATGAACATTTTTGCAGGTTTGGTTACAATGAAAGTAGAAAAGCAACGTGAGTTGTTTGTCTATAGACCCCCTTTTATACTTTTAAAAAGTCCCCTCGGAGAAATCTGAGGGGATTCTTCTTTGTAAGATATTTGTAATAAAAGGGGCGATTTTGTAACATCTTATTAAGATTCGTGTGCAATTTCGTGTGCAATTTTTTCGAAAATGTGTGCATTTTAGGGGAAAAATTCTTCTGTTTGATGTAAAAATAAAAACGCCGAAAGCCTTTGTTTTAAAGGACTTTCGAGCATTTATAAAGGTTTGTGGAAAACTGCCGGCTGCGGGACTTGAACTAATACGTGCAAGTCTCAAAGCCTTTATTTATAAGGGTTTTGCAAAATTTCGTGTGCAGTCCGTGTGCAAAATTTTTTCAAGGGGAAATTGTTTGTAATATTTTTGTAGCAATTTCAGACTGCTTTTTTTCGTCATCGAGTATTCTTTGATGACGATAAACCTTCTTCATAACGTGAGATGTACTCCATCCACCGAGAGCCATGATATCCTCTTCAGAGTATCCGGCCTGAAATAATTCAGTGCAGAAAAAGTGTCTCAGCAAGTGGAAGCGAAAACGTGGTACACCTGCTTTGTCCTGGAACTGATTCAGGTACACTAATATTTTATCAGGATATGTATTAAGTATGTATCCTTGTTCTCTAATCTTGGCGATGATGTCAGGAGATACAGCGACTCTCCGAAGGGAAGCATCTGTTTTTCCGATATCTTTAGTCACAAGGCCATTAGGTCCTACTACTTTCACTTTGTTAATATCAATGTATGTATCATAGATATCGTCCATCGTAAGCCCTGCGATTTCAGATTTGCGTAAACCATAGCAACCGAGAACGATGGGTAAATAATACGGTGTTCCTTTTGCCTGTTCTAAAACCCGGCGCACGTCTTCAGGGGAAGGGATGTAATCATCAGGCTTTTTCTTTTTTGGTAAGGTTACAGACAAATTGTTTTTTGGCAGAAACTTGTTAAGAACTGCCATAATGAAACCGTTATAGTTACGCACCGTTTTCGGTGTATGGTTAGCAGAAATGTTATTGATAAGACTCTGAAGCGTGACATCGGTAATCTTGTTGATGGGAGTCTTCTTAAAGTCTTCGGGTAATGCCCTTAAAATAGCCTCGTAGGAGCGTATAGTAGACGGAGAGAGGACGTTAGTATTAATAGCTATATATTTTAGCGCACACGAATTAAAAGAGTCTCTATCGGGCTCATACGTCTCAGAATAAATCTTTGCATTGATCTCTTTCTGAGTAGGGCGATGGTCAAAAGTAAAGGACCTTCTTACACCGTCTATGCACTTTTGCACTCTGTAATTGCCAGAGGGTAGTTTTTCAACCTTCATGCATCTTCTCCATGAATAATTTCAACAATTCATCGTATCTCTTGTCTTTATCCTGAACAGCACTTAATAATAAATCCATGCGCTGATCCTTATATGAAACCTGTTCCTTAAGAAAATCTATGCTTCTTTGGAACTGTTCTCTTTCTTTATCAAGCTTCTCATGGTATTTTAATTTCTCTTTATCAAGCTGGACCCTGAGAAGCTCTATTTGTCTCTCAAGCTCTTCGATACGCTGTATCTTATACTTAAGCATTGTTTTCATGGCCTGAGTATCGATAGAGTCATCATCTTCGATGGTTTCAATATCGAGTAAGGCCTTTGCGATAGGTCGTAAGGTTTCGTCATATCGAAAAGATAAATCTTCGCTGCCTTCAGAGAATACCCTGGAAAGAGTAGACTTAGCCAGGTAGTCCCCGTTTTTCTCCATTAAGTCTAAAATGTCAGAGTAAGAGAGACCTTTTTCTTCTCGTACCTCTTTGAGTCTTATAATGATATCTTTAGTGTTCGTCATGTGTTTTCTCCTATTCGATTAATGGAACAAGGTCAAAATGTAAAACTACTCAAATGGTAGGTTAATTGCTAAACTTTAGTAAAGGGGGTGGTTATATGAGTCAAAATGAATTTATCGAGCTATTCCTTCAAGCATCCGAAGAGGTACAGGCTCAGATAATTGAGCTTCTCGGAGAGGAAGAATGTACGACTATTCAAAACTAAAAGGTAAAATAATCGAGCTGTACGGTACTCAGGGAGTATTTGCGCACATGATAGGAAGGTCACAGGCCTATGTGTCAGGTGTGTTAAACGGTAGGTCATACCTTGAGCAGAGAGATATAGATATCTGGGCTAAGGCATTGAAGATACCGGGAAGGGAACTGTACAGCTATTTCTTTACTCCGATTCGTCAGTCTCTTGATCATCTGTGTTAACAGGTGGTCTGAGTTGTCCTGATCTGTACTTTATCAATAATACTCCAACTATCCACATGTAAATATTTATCAAGAATAATATTCCGTAAATAATTGTAAATACTAATGGATAATATTTAAGCATAATAACAAATCCCCATATCCATGTAACTAAAACTGTAATTATGCTTATGTAAGGTATATTACTTAAAAATTGATAAACAATACCAGCGACAATGGTAACAATAAAAGCAACAACCATGTTTTCAATATAGTTATTTACTATCACAAAAATAGGTGCGTATGTACACAATACTCTAAAAGCATTATATAAAATCATCATAGTGGTGTCTCCTTTACTCAGTTTTCTTAAGCAAAGCTTCAACTCTATCCCTTTTTTCTTGCGATGAATTCTCAAATACAAGGGAAGCAGCATAAGCTTTTAAAAATTTCTTTTGTTCGGAAGGTTTCGATATATCAATACCAACATCTTTTAATTCATGGTAGAATTTTAATACCTCTTGTTGATCTACCATTTCACGAGCTAATTGTAATCCAGGTGGGTTATCTCCATACATTAACCAAATTGGTGTAACCTCAAGGGCAGTAGCCAATTCGGAAATAATAGAGCGTTTCATATTAGAAACAACATTCTTTTCCCATTTATTAACGGCAGATTTTTGAACTCCGACTTTAGCACCAAGCTCGTCCATAGTCATGCCAAGCTCTATTCTTTTTTTATGTATTCTGTCGCCCATTGTTTCCATAATCGAATACCTCTTTCTTATATCTATTTTAACACCATTTGCTAAAAAGTTGAATATTAAAACACAAAATCTTTAAAAAATATTTTAAAAGTGTATTGACAAGACACTTTCGCTTTGGTATATTAAAAGTGTCTTAAAAATACACGAAAGGAGATGAGGTGCTTGAATATAAATGAATTAAAAGCAGAGATGGCCAGATATGGAGATACGGGTGGAACACTTGCTAAAGCATTGGGAATAACACAACAGTCATTATCCCGAAAGTTTCACGGTAAAGCAGATTTCAGCCGAGACGATATCGAAACGATCAGAGATAGATATAATTTATCTTATGAAGCCATAGGGAGAATTTTTTTTGCTTAATAAGTGTCCTAACAAGACACAGAAAGGAAGGGTTTATGACAGAGCAACAGTTTTCACTGCTATTGCAAGGCAACATGGTCAGGTATGAAAGAACACTTAAAAACCTATGCCAGTGTATCGGTGTCACGGATAGAACACTAAGCAATTACATTAAATATCCTGACACAATGCGAGTAAGTGATCTAAAGAGATTAACGGGCTTACTCAAAATCAGAACAGAAGACTTAATCGATTATTTAGAAGGAAAGGAGTATTGAATGAAAGAGTTATCGCTTACAGTATTTGCATGTGTGATGTTCATAAATATCATGTTATTCCTCTTCGGATATTACGTTTCATGGGACGTTGTAGAGTATGCCGGACTCACAGGAGCAATATCATCTGTAATCGTTAAATTGTTTTCAGACTTTGAAAATGAAAATAACCGAGATGCTGGAACACCCCGGTTATAAGAAGGTTTTAATTATTATCCCTTAATTAAAAAACCACACTTTTATGTTAACAGAAAGGAACGAAAAATGGAAGAACTTTTAAGTAAAAATCCTGAATTCAATAAATTATATTTTGAAATTTGCAACAAGCTTGAAGAAATCAGAGTGGCTTCAAAGAGACATGATTTCGACAGACTGACAATAACAATATCAACAAGAGAAGATGTTACACCGGGAGATTATTTTATCCTTCTCTCAGCTTCAAAGGAACATTACAACGGTTATACATCATGGTATGCAGACATAACCGGCAAGAGCGAATCGGAAGCAACATTATCTTTCTCAGAGATGGATTACAAGTATCAGAAGGGAGTAGAAAAGCATGAATTCACTATTTGAGTTAACAAATGAATATATGGTCCTTTTAGAAATGGCCTGTGATCCTGAGGTAGACGAGCAGATATTAGCAGACACACTTGAAGGACTTGAAGGCGAACTTGAATACAAGGCCGAGAATTACGCTAAAGTCATGGCAGACATGGACGCTGAAGCCGAAGGACTTGATAAGCAGATTAAGAGATTACAGGAGCGCAAGAACGCACTTAAGTCTCACAAGGAAACAATGAAGAAGAGCCTTGAAAACATGATGAGAGTAACAGGCAAGACTAAATTCAAGACAGAGTTATTCAGTTTCGGAATACAGAAGAATCCTGCTTCACTCAGAATCAATGAAGACTTGGATATCAACGATGTACCGGCAGAGTATTTAAAGTTTGCAGATCCTGAGATAGACAAAGCAGCAGTGAAGGAAGCAATTAAGAAGGGCGAAGAGTTTACCTGGTGCCACATGGAACAAACAGAAGGATTAAGAATCAGATAAGGAGAGAGCTTATGGTCACATATGAAGATATTAAAAAAGCAAATGAAGAGATAAGAACTACAGACATTAAGGGTAAGGAATATGCAGAGGTTAACCAGAGGATAAAAGCTTTCAGAATGGTTTATCCCACAGGCTATATCAAAACAACAATGGTTAGCAATTCAGAAGGTGTATGTGTATTCAAAGCACAGGTTGGCTTTTATTCAGATGAAGGAATAATGCAGATACTCGGAGACGGAACAGCATACGAAAGAGAGAACTCTTCATTTATCAACAAGACATCATATATCGAAAACTGCGAGACATCGGCCGTAGGAAGAGCGTTAGGTATGGCAGGATTCGGTATTGATACATCGGTAGCAAGTGCTGAAGAGGTACAGAACGCTATTAATAATCAGAGAGCTGAAGCACCTAAGAACGACAGGGTTAAGGAAGCAGACCTGAGAGCTAAGGTACTCGGTTACATAAACAAATGTCAGATGAGCAAAGAAAACATAGATAAGATTTGCCAACTGTACAAAGTAAAAGACATCAAAGACATGAACGCACAGCAGTGCAGTCACTTATTAAACACTTGGAAAAAGAAGGGAGTAAACATCGATGAATAATTGGAACGGCACAGGGAGACTTGTTAAAGATCCTGAAATCAGATACGCAAACGGACAGAACGGACAGCTTTGTATAGCTTCATTTAACCTGGCTGTAGACAGAAGATTTAAGAAGGAAGGCGAAGCAACAGCAGACTTTATAAGCTGCAAGGCCTTCGGTAAGACAGCAGAGTTTATACAGAAATATTTCCATAAAGGAATGAAGATGGGAGTCTCAGGAAGGATTCAGACAGGATCATATGAGAAAGATGGTCAGAAGAGATACACAACAGACATCATCATCGAAGAGGTTGAATTCCTTGAGAAGAAGGAAAGCACACCAAACAGTAATCCGACACCTGACAACTTTATGAGTATCCCGACAGACAATATCGATAGCGAGATACCTTTTAACTAACTAAATAAAAACTGCAATGTGACTGTATTTTGTGGGAGACGTGCAGGTGCCTTACGGTGGTTGAGTTCGAGTCTCTTGTCTCCTGCAATGAAGTGCAAAGTGGTAACCGTATTAAAAGGAAGTATTTATGAGAGCACAGTTTCACGATGTATCAAAAACTCTGCAAGGAGATATGGTTATTTCCTTCAGGGTCCCGGACATCGACCTAAACAAAATTGAAAAGCTGAAAGATAAGCCACTTGATCTTGAGATAAAGAAGCACAGTGAAAAGAGAAGCCTTAATGCTAATGCATACTTTTGGCAGTTATGCGACAAGATAGCAAAGAAGCTCGGAAGCGATAAAGACACTATTTATCTCAGACAGTTAAGGTCATACGGAGTCTTCCAGGATATCGAGATAATACCCGAAGCCATAGAGCTCTTTAAAAGGGAATTCAGATACATGGAGATATTCGATGACGGATACGGAGTATCGGATATAGCGACGGTTAGATGTTATTTCGGGTCCTCAAAGTACAACACAAAGGAAATGAGCGAACTGATAGAAGGAACTGTGAGAGATGCGCAGGACTTGGGTATAGAGACATTAACAGGCGATGAGATAGCACACATGTGCTCATTGTGGAAAGGAGACGTATGAAGGACATCAGAAGAATAGATAAAGTAGTCAGACACGTACTTACGACAGTACCTGAGACACGAAACAGCGACGATATGTTGTGGGTTAAGGTAATCAAAGTAATGAGCCCGGATGCAGCTAATCTTCCGTTTCAGGATGTAATGTGCAGAAGAAAAGAACTCGGAGTACCTTGCTTTGAGTCAGTCAGAAGGACAAGGCAGAAGCTACAGGCACAGTACAAGGAACTGAGAGCGACGGAAGCAGTCACAGAAGGCAGATACGAAGCATTCAAAGAGGTTTTGGATTATGTTACGGAGTAAGTACGGAGCCCACAAGGTAAAGACTGAAGAAGGCACCTTTGACAGCAAGAAGGAATACAGACGATGGCTTGAGCTGAAGCACCAGGAAGAAATCGGATTCATAAAGGACCTTGAGAGACAGGTTAAGTATGAACTGATACCGTCTCAGAAGGGCACAGAACGGAACGAGAGGCCGTGTGTATATAAAGCCGATTTTGTATACCGACGGGGAGCAAAAACCATTGTAGAGGATGCCAAAGGGCTACGGACACCGGAGTACGTGATCAAGAGAAAGCTCATGAAGAGAGTATACGACATAGAAATCATAGAGGTTTAAACATGAAAGAAAGCTTCATTTTTTACAAAAGTTGGGGAGAAACAATTAAAGAGCTTCCTGAAGAATATAAATGCAAGGTTGTTGATGCACTTATCGATTATGCATTTGAAGGAAAGCAAATTGATGATCTTGAGCAGCTTGTTAAAGCAATAGTAAAACCCATGTGTTCTGAAATCGACAAGAATACGGAGAAATATAACAAGAAAGTAGAAAACTTAAAAAACAACTCTCGAAATCGTACCGAAATCGAAACGAAATCGAAACGAAATCGGAACGAAATCGAGGGGGATAATGTTAATGATAATGTAAATGTAAATGTTAATGATAATAAGAATGTTAATGATTTAAAAGAGACTCCTTCGGAGTCTGTATGTAAGAAAAAAACAAGCAAAAAAGAAAGCCCGGTTTATTTCCCTCAGGACGAACTACTTGAGAAAACATTCCAGGATTACATCACTACTCGTAAACAGATTAAAGCACCTATGACGGATAGGGCTATTGAACTGGCTATCAATAAGCTTACTGAACTATCAAACGGGGACAACAATAAGGCCGTGAAGATATTAGAGCGAAGCATTATGAACGGGTGGAAAGGATTATTTCCCCTGGATGATCCACCAAACAATTCAGGGGGCAAACCTGATTTACATGAAAAATTCAAAGCATTAGACGACTGGTTAGAAGGGAGAAAACAAAGTGACGGAAGAACAATTTTTGATAATTGCTAAAACAATAAAAACATTTTATCCAGACAAGAATATTATTCAGACGAATGAAGAAGCGACTCTCTGGTATGAAATGCTTAAAGACATTGAGTACGATGCAGCTTCTGCTGCTGTTAAGAGGTGGGTATCACTGAATAAGTGGTGTCCGACTATTGCAGATATCAGGGAGCTGTCAACAGTGGTAAAAGGCAACACTGTTAACGAGTGGGAAGAAGAATGGGACAAGGTTATCGATGCTGTTCACAGATACGGATACACAAGACCTGAAGAAGCTCTGAACTCTTTACCTGATATGACAAGGAACATCGTTAAAAGACTTGGATACAAGACTATCTGTATGAGTGAGAACATCAGCATTGAACGTGCGAACTTTAGAGACGTATATAACCGGGAAGCTGATAAACAGAGAGAGCAGAATATTTTATCAAAAGACCTTAAGTCTGAGATCCTGAGTATCTCACAAAGCGCAGTAAAGGCAATAGAAGGATGATAACAGAACTGGAGAAAAGATTTATGGAGTATTTAAAACGTGGGGATCAGATAGTTACAACAGATGCCCTGGATATGAAGCAGGTATGCAAACATCTTGACCGTGAAGGAATAGAGTACGAGACAAAGAAGAACACTATTTACATCACGAAGGGAGTGCCTGACAGAAAGGAGTAGGCTTATTAATACTTTAATACAAATTGTTTTAGGAGCAATGTTATATCTTTGTGGGTTATCACTCGGATACATACTTGGATGCACAAAGGAGAATAAAGATATAGCATGAAGCATTTAGGAGATATCACAAAACTAAACGGCAGTGAACTACCGATAGTTGACATTATAGTCGGTGGAAGCCCTTGTCAGGATTTATCCATAGCAGGTAAACGGCAAGGACTTGCAGGAGAACGATCAGGACTGTTCATGGAACAGATAAGAATTATTAAGGAGATGCGTAATGAAAGCAAAAGACGACTGGAAGAATCTTCCGGGACAGATGACAATATTCGATTTCTTAGGCCCCGATTCATGGTGTGGGAAAACGTACCAGGAGCCTTCAGTAGCAACAAAGGAGAAGACTTTAGAGCAGTGCTCGAAGAAACAGCGAAAATCGTCTGTGAAGATGCCGTTATTCCTCGACCTGAGGGGGGGCATTGGTCACCTTCAGGATGCATTATGGGAGACGGGTGGTCCATTGCTTGGAGAGTACATGATGCACAGTTTTGGGGAGTGCCCCAAAGAAGAAAACGTATCGCTCTTGTCGCAGATTTTGGAGGATCAAGCGCACCCGAAATACTCTTTGAGCGCAAAAGCATGTCAGGGAATACTGAACAGAGCAGAGAGGAGAGGCAAGACTCTCCCGGAGCAGCTTTATCAGGCACTGAAGAGGCAATTAGTTTTCAAGAACGATCAGGAAAGCCAGGGGGGGGACAGAAATGGAAGGAAACAGAGGTGTGCGATACATTGAATATTTTTGATAACAGTGAAACGAGAACACCCGTCATCATCATAGAAAACCATCCACAAGACAGCAGATGGAAAATATGTGAAGATAATGTTTTTCAAACACTGTCAAGCAGTATGGGAACTGGGGGGGGTAACGTACCAATGATAATTCAAACTATAAAAAATGAGATAGGGGGGGCACTGAGTATAGGCAACGGACAGATACATGATGCAATGAGCCCTTCGTATGAAATATGCAAAACATTAAATTGCATGGATGATCCTATGAAAATTGTAGAGGAGAAAAACATGGAGACAGTAGTAAGAAGGTTAACACCATTAGAGTGCGAGAGGCTTCAGGGTTATCCCGATGGATGGACAGACATCGGAGACTGGATAGACAGCAAAGGTAAAAAGCATAAAGGAGATTCTGATGCACCACGATACAAGGCACTCGGAAACAGTATAGCCCTTCCGTTTTGGGAGTGGATGGCTGAAAGAATTGTAGCACAGTACGACAGACCTACAACGATGGCAAGTCTGTTTGATGGTATAGGTGGATTTCCTTTAGTCTTTAGCAGATGTGGATGCACACCTGTATGGGCGAGTGAGATAGAGGAGTTTCCTATAGCAGTAACAAAAGTAAGATTTCCAGAAGAGGAGTAAACATGGATGCACTGAAAAAAGCAGAAAAGGAATTGGATGAAGAGTCGTCAAGAGCTATGCAGCTCGGATTCTATCGCTCAATACTCACACTGAGCACAGAGTTTGGATGGAAGAAGCTCAGGATAGAACGATTCCTCGATAATGCCTCGGATGTATACACGGAATGCAGAGGCGACGGTAGAAAGTCTCTCATTCAGATGTGTGATGAAGAGACCGGCATAGAGGTCCGTAACGATGCAGATGAAAGTTATCTTGATACCCCGTATCTATGTCAGGAGATATGGGATCGTGAAAGGGTACGGTATGAGAAGATGCCTTACCCGATGCAGAGAGCTTATTTCATCTCAGTACGGCAGCACATGAAGAAATGGATGTATGCACAGGTTATGGCTTCTATCATCCTGGCATTACACCGAAAGGAAGGATGGGGCCATGAGAGGATCGTTAAGTTTCTCGAAGCTTCCGAAAAGTACAAAGCAAATCAGAATATCGAAGAGCTGAAGGCAACAGTCGAGTCTGAGACGGGTATGAAATACGTGTGGACGGGTCAGGACTTATGCCTGGTTAACAAAGAGTTTAAAGGAATAACAAATGTCGTTTCAGAAACGACAAGAGAGGTGGACGAATGAAGAAATTATACAATTACAAAAAATTAGAGCTATTGGACGAGGACGAGATCAAAGAAATCCCGGATGAGAATGTGATTTTTCACGACGGAGTATTATTTATCTTCTGCTCATGTGGTATGGATAAGGACTGCGAGGCCCACAGAATATTTATAGATCCTCAGTACGACGAAGCAATAAGCCTTAAGGATATCGCAATTAAGTATCCCCTGGTTGACAAGGTTATCTATGAGACAGGCCTTGAAGGATATGTGTACAGCTACGGCAACCACAAGTACGGAGAGTGGGAGCGTGTAGGCGAAACAGTAGGATATGCGTAAAGGGGGACTCAATGACAATAGTAATTACTTTAGGCGACTTAATACTATTGATTTTTATGACAGTCGCAGCATTGTATTCCATCCTGTATGCTCTCTGGCTATATGCCGGGGAGCAGAAAAGGAAGAGGAAACGGAAGAAAAGGGTAGAGACTGAAATCTATTACGACGATTACGATGATGGGAGATAAACATGGGAGAGTTAAGGAAAACAAATTATGGTGCTTGGGTATATGACGATGGTACATTAAACGAAAATGAAAAAGCATTGTTGTATATCAAAGAGAGTGCCGAAAGCGTAGGAATAGAAATTATACCCGACAAAACGGCTTTTGACATTCCTTTTATGGCAGAGGTAATGAGAAGATTACGAAATGGGAGATAAAACATGAAAACAATAATTAAACTTGATGTACCCGAATATCAGATAGGGCAAGAGGTAAGCATATACTTTAAAGACACTATGATGATTAAGGGAGTAGTGCAAAAACCAAAGACAGGGCATTGGAAACGCATTAGTATTGATAAGTATGTTCAACACGCTATGGCATATTACAAGTGTTCTGTATGCGACAAGGATATAATCGGAACGCATAACTATTGTCCTAATTGTGGTGCAAAGATGTCAGAAATCCCGACAAGTCCAGAAAGGAACGGCAAGGAAGAAAGTGAGGTAGAAGAATGAATAAATTATTTTTATCTTTAGATGATGCCGTGAAAGTAGCGGTCAGAGAGTTTGATATTGATTCTGTTTTGGCAAGACAAGAATTTGAGCAGAAATGTTATGTGACGGATAATCAATATATAATTGGCTACCATGATGGGTTAAGAGATGCAATAAAAGCAATCGAGGACAAGGCAGAAAGTGAGGAATAAATGAAAAAATTAAGGATTTTGCTAATAACAATATTATTCGTATTTGTCCTAAACGGATGCAATTACGAATTAGATTTTAATTATACATACGATTATGGATATATCTTATTGCCTAACGGTGAATATGTTGAAGGAAAGGTTGAAACATGGTCTAATTTTGAAGATTGCGAACAGATACAAGTTGTTATAGACGGTATCACCTATCTTACAGATACAACAAGATGCGTATTGGTTAAATATGG